GGCAACGATTTCCACGGGAGAAACCGCTTATAGTTTTTTGGAAAGCTCAATTATGGCAGCTAAAGCGAAAAAAACCGCAAAATACTTTGATATTCAGGACTTTTTAGATATGGCGAGTGCTTGTGGGCTCGAAGACAACCCGCTTTTTCTTCAGACACTCAAGAATTACGAGACCATTCAGAAGAGCCTGGCATTGATTAACGGCATTATCGAGGGCGAAGGCAGCACAGTCTCGAAGGAATACGTCAAAGGACGCGAGAATGTTTATGCACATCCCTTGATTAAGGAACTACCGAAGCAGATCGAGGCGGCAAACAAGGTCGCGCACACTTTACTGGACATAATCGCTACGCTCGGAAGGCCCGAGAAGCAAGACGAGCTGATGGAGTTCATTAAGAGATAAATGTTTACGGTTTACATTCACCGCAACAAGAGTAACGGCAAAGTTTATGTCGGCATTACCAGCCAGATCCCGAGTTATCGCTGGGGAGCGGCTGGACATGGATATAAAACACAGCGGCTCTTTTGGAGGGCCATCAAGAAGTACGGCTGGGAAAACTTTGAGCACATCATCGTTGCGGAAAAATTGACCAAAGAAGAAGCCGGACTATTAGAGCAACAGCTCATAGCCTTATATAACAGCACGGATCCCTCGCGTGGTTATAACAGCTCCATAGGCGGAGATCTTCCCGCTTTAGGATTCCACCATACGGAAGACGCCAAACGAAAAATCTCGGAAGCGGGCAAACTACATCCGCCAACGGTTTACTGCAAAGAAGCGGGAAATCAAGCACGCCGTAAACGAGTTTATCAATACTCGACCGGTGGCGAGCTGCTGAAAATCTGGGACTCAATCGCCGAGGCCGCAAGGTCTATTGGAGGATCTCCGGCTATATATCAATGCTGCGGAGGTCAGACAAAACAGGCGAGCGGCTATGTGTGGCGATATGAGGGAGACGGCTTTGATAAGTACGACACCGTCCAGAGATCCAATGAGGCCCGGAAGCAGCGCGTCGCCAAATGTTCGGAAGATGGCAAAGTCTTCGAGGTGTATAACAGCCAGGGCGAAGCGAGCCGGATGACTGGGATCTCCCAGGGAAACATCGGGGCGTGTTGCCGAGGCGAACGAAATAAGGCGGGCGGATATGTATGGCGAGTTATTTAGAAACATATTGTCGCGCTGTCCTCGACGGGAAAATTGTTGCCTGCGAGAAGATAAAGATAGTTTGCGACAAGCTCCTTGACGCAATTTACTCGCCAGACAAGTATCACTTCGACGAAGAACTCGCCAACAGGCACATAGATTTTATCGAGAAGTTTTGCTGCGTTCCTTCCGGAGACATCGGGACGCCCTTGCGGCTTCAGCTATTCCAAAAGGCGCAGCTACAAGCGGTTTTTGGTTTTGTTGACGACAACAACATTCGCCAATACAACGAGGTGCTCATAATCGAAGGCCGGAAAAACGGCAAGAGCTCGCTCCTCGCTGCGGTGATGATAGATATGCTTGTCAATGACGGAGAAGGAGCTCCGCAGATTGTGTCGGCGGCTACCGCTCTGGATCAGAGCAAGCTGGCCTTCAACGCTGCTTACCGGATGGTACAACAGAGCCCGATGCTCCGGAGCCATATCAAGAAGCGGGCGGCCGATTTATATTTTCCTCACAATATGGGGTATATAAAGGCCCTCGCCAGTAACACAAACACTCTGGACGGACTCGACCTGCATTGTTGCGTTATAGATGAGCTCGCAGCAATAAAGGACCGTTCGACCTATGACCTATTAAAGCAAGCTATGGGAGCGCGTAGTCAGCCGCTCCTTTTTTGTATCACCACAAACGGTTTTATCAGAAACAACATTTTTGATAGCCAATACAAATACGCCTCCGACCTTTTGACCGGAACCGTCGAGAACGAGCACTTCTTGCCTTTTATCTATGAGCTCGACCGGATGGAAAACTGGGACGACGAAGCTCATTTTATGGAGGCCAACCCCGGACTCGGGACGATCAAATCTGTTGATTATATGAAGCAGATGGTCCAAAAGGGCAAGGATGACCCGAGCTTTAAGCCTACGATTCTGGTCAAGGAGCACAACAAGCCACAAACATCTGCGTCTGCCTGGCTGACCTTCGACGAGACCTCGAGCCCCGGCACGATCGCGGAGACTCTGAAGGCTTACAAGTTCGACTACGGGATCGGCGGCTTCGACGCAGCCGACACGACGGACCTGAACGCTGCCACGATTATCTGCCAGAGGCCCGGGGATCCGCGGATCTTCAGGCGGTCGATGTACTGGATCCCGGAGAGCGTCCTCGAAGACGAGGAGAAGACCGGGAGCAGGCGCGGCCGCGACGGAGTGCCCTACCGGCTCTGGATCGACCAGGGCTGGATGAGGACCTGCCCTGGGAACCGGTGCGAGAAGCGGATCTTCCTCGAGTGGTTTAAGGAGATCAAGTACACCGAGGACATCTACCCGCTCTACATAGCCTACGACCCGTGGCACATCACCGAGGAGCTGCTGGGCGAGTTCCGGGCGGAGTTCGGCCCGAACGCGATGATCCCGATCCGGCAGGGTGTCCTGACCTTATCGGAGCCTATGAAGAACATGAAGGCCGACCTTCAGGCGAAGCGGATCATCTCCGACAGCCCGGTCGACCAATGGTGCCTGATAAACACTCACGTCAAGACGGACGTGAACGGCAATATACAGCCGGTTAAGTCCAGAGACCGGACCCAGCGCATAGACGGAACCGTGGCGTTCCTGTGCGCTTACCGGGCCCTCATGGACCACGCTGGCGAGTACGTCAACCTGAACAAGGAGACCACATGAGCATTTTTTCAAGTTTATTCCCGAAGCAGAGCGTGGAGATCGCGACCGCCGGGTACCTCCAGACGCTCGTCGGCTACGAGCCCGTCTTCAGATCCTTCAACGGAGGAGTCTATGAGGCCGGACTGTGTCGCGCTGCCATCCACGCCCTCGCGACTCACTCGGCAAAGATCAGGCCGGTCGTGACAAAGGACAAGAACCTCCAGACGATCCTCGAGTATCAGCCGAACCCGTGGATGGACACCTTCAAGTTCCTCTACAAGATCCGGACGATCCTGGAGTGCGAGAACACGGCGTTCATTGTTCCGCTCTACGACCGCTACTTCGAGAAGATCACCGGCTTCTATCCGGTGCAGCCGTCGAAGGCAGAGATCCGCGACAGAAACAACAAGAAGTACGTCGTGTTTACCTTCGCGAACCACAAGCAGGCGGCCATCGAGTTCGAGCGCGTCGGGATCCTGAACAAGTTTTTCTACAAGAACGAATACTTCGGGGAAAACAACTCGGCCCTCTACCCTACCCTCGACCTTCTGAAGACACAGGAACAGGGCATTAAGGAGGGCATAAAGCAGGGCGCGACGGTCCGCTTCCTGGGCAAGCTCGCACAGGCGCTCAAGCCGTCCGATCTGGAAGCCGAGCGCAAGCGCTGGGTGCAGAGCAATCTCTCGCTGGAGAACTCCAACGGGATCGCGCTGTTCGATACCAAGTACAGCGACGTCAAGCAGATAACCTCGCAGCCCTACGCCATCGCGGCGTCAGAGATCGAGGCCGTCCAGAACAGCGTCTACAACTACTTCGGCGCCAATAAGAAGGTCCTCCAGAACAGCTTCACGAGCGACGAGTGGAGCGCCTTCTACGAGGGCAACATCGAGCCCTTCGCGCTCCAGCTCGCGCTGGTCCTGACCAATATGCTCTACACGCCGGTCCAGAAGAGCCACGGCAACAGGGTCGAGATGACCGCCAATCGGCTCCAGTACGCCAGCGTGACCGACAAGCTGAAGGTCGTCCAGGGCTTAATGGATCGCGGGATCCTGAACAGGAACGAAGGCCGCGAGATCTTCAACCTCGATCCCATCGAAGGCGGCGACGAGTTTTACATAAGGGCCGAGTACACGATGGGGAACGGCAACGACGGAATGAACGAGTTCAACGAAGAGGAGGCCGCCGAAGCGGCAGAAAAGGAGAACAGCAACGATGAGTAAATCACTCGAAGACAAGCTCGAAAGGGGCCGTCAGTATAGGTCCTTCGATGTCAGCGAAAAGAATATCGCAACCAGAGCCGAAGGCGACACCGACATGATCGTCGAGGGGTACGCCTCGGTCTTTGACTCGCCCTACCTGCTCTGGGACGGCGGCGACTACAAGGTCTGGGAGAAGGTCGACCCGCGTGCTTTTGATGACTGCGACATGAGCGACGTCATCATGCAGTACAACCACGAGGGCCGCGTCTTCGCCAGGATCTCAAACAAGACGCTCGAGGTCCGTCCGGACGAGGTCGGCCTGTTTACCCGCGCCTTCCTGGGCGGGACCGAGCTGGGCCGTCAGCTCTACGAGGAGATAGCCGGAGGCTACACGACGAAGATGAGCTTCGGCTTCACCATCGAGGAGGACGAGAGAACCACCGAGTCCCACATCGAGAACGGAATCGAAATCATATCGGTCTTACGCACGATCACCAAGATCGGCAAACTATACGACGTTTCGGCGGTGTCCATCCCGGCAAACGACGCCACCGAGATCTCGGCGCGAGCCTACTGCGAGGGAGTTATCGCAGAGGTCAAGGAGGAGATCCGCGCAGCCGAAGAAGCTGAAGAAGCAGAACGTCAGCGTCAGGACAACATCAACAGAATCAAAACACTCGCGGAGGTATTCACGAAATGAACTACACCGAAATGACCGGCGAGGACCTCGAGCTCCGCATGGCTGCCATAGCCACCGAGTGCGAGGCCGAAGACGCCGACACCAACGCGCTGCTGGAGGAAGCCCGCGCCATCAAGGCCGAGCTGGAGACCAGACGCGCCGCGGCCGAAGAGAGAGCCAAAGAGCTCGAAGAGGTCGCAGAAACCCCTATAACTGAACCCGTAATCGAAGAAAGGGAAATCAAAATGGACAACATGGAAATCAGAAACAGCGCGGCGTACATTGACGCCTACGCCAACTACATCAAGACCGGCAAGGCCGAAGAGTGCAGAGCTCTCCTGACCGAGAACGTCGCCACCGGACAGGTCCCCGTCCCCGAGTTCGTCTATGACATCGTCAAGACCGCCTGGGAGAAGGACGGCATAATGAGCCTCGTCAAGAAGGCCTACCTCCGCGGCAACGTCAAGGTCTCCTTCGAGATCTCCTCGACCGGAGCCACCAAGCACACCGAGGGCGGCGCTGCCATCGACCCCGAGACCCTCGTACTCGGTATCGTCGAGCTCAAGCCTGCCTCGATCAAGAAGGTCGTACAGATCTCCGACGAGGTCTACGACATGAGGGGCGAAGAGTTCCTCCGCTACATCTATGACGAGCTCACCTACAAGATCGCTCGCTACACCGCCGACGATCTCCTCACCAAGATCAAGGCCTGCGGAACCGTCTCGACCAACACTCCGACCACCAACGTCGCCGTTGGCGTCCTCGAAGAGTCCTCGATCGCTCTCGGCACCATCGCCAAGGCCATCGCCAAACTCTCCGACGAGTGCGAGAACCCCGTCGTTGTTATGAACAAGCTCACCTGGGCCGCGTTCAAGGCCGTCCAGTATGCCGCGAGCTTCCCGGTCGACCCGTTCGAGGGCTGCCAGGTCATCTTCAACAACACGATCACCGCGTTCAGCGCTGCCACTACCGGCGTACCCTACGCCATCGTAGGAGACTTCGGTCACGGCGCTCTGGCCAACTTCCCGAACGGAAACGAGATCGACTTCAAGTTCGACGACCTCTCGCTCAAGAAGCAGGACCTCATCGAGATCCTCGGCCGCGAGTATGTCGCTTGCGAGGTCGTAGCTCCGAACGCCTTCGTTCAGATCATGAAGGAGGCCTAACGGCTAACGGCTACAACCTAACGGTTTAGCAATTAGGGCGGCGCTCATCAGCTCCGGCGTCGCCCTTTTTTATAAGGAGCTGGGAAGGAGCTGAAAATGAAGACACTCATAGCTATCCCCTGTATGGATCAGGTGGCGGCGGGCTTTTGCGGAAGCCTTGCCACGCTGGCGAAGGTCGGCGAGTGCACCGTCTCGATGTTGTGCGGCTCGCTGATTTACGACTCCCGCAACAATCTTTGCAAGCAGGCACTCCAGATCGACGCCGACTACGTTCTCTTCCTGGACTCGGACATGGTCTTCGAGCCGGATCTCCTCGAGCGCATGATGAAGCACATGGAGGACGGCAAGGACATCGTGACCGGGCTCTACTTCAGGCGGGGCTCACCGTTCACTCCGGTAATCTTCAAAGAGTTCGTGCCGGGCGAAGGGAAAGACGAGACCGTGGTCAAAGGCTACGAAGATTACCCCGCGGGCGAGATCTTTGAGGTCGCGGCCTGCGGAGGCGGCGCTCTGATGATCTCCAAGAAGGTCCTCGTGGACGTGGCTCTGAACTACCACACATGGTTCGATCCGATATTCCACGCGGGCGAGGATATGTCCTTCTGCTGGAGAGCTCGGGAGCTCGGCTACAAAATCTGGTGCGACTCGACGATCCCTCTCGGACACGTCGGCCAGATGATCGTAACGGAAGCCATCTATCACGCTACAAGGGACAAGGAGGCGAAGAAAAATGCCGAAAATTGAAATGAGAGCGACTTGCGTCACCAGCAAGGGCATATTCAAGCGCGGGCAGATCTACGAGATCCCCGAGGCCGGGCTGAAGGAGTTCACGCCCGAGTACATCAGGATCCTCGAGACCGAGATCAAGACAGCCCCGGAGACCAGGGCGAAGAAACCCGCAACCAAGAAAAAGACAGCAACGAAGAAATAGGAGGCCGAAGATGGCGCTCATCGACAACGTAAAAACCTCACTTGGGATCCTGGATCCGACGACGCCGACCCCGGCTACAATGGCCCGGACCGTCGATCTCCACGAGATCATTGACGCCTGCAAGGAAGACTTGAAGCAGGCGGGGATCCTGGAGACAGTCGTGGACGCCGAGGGCCCCTTCGTGACGCAGGCGTGCAAACTCTACGCTCGCGCTATGGTCAACTTTATGGGCCAGGGCGAGATCTGGCGGAGCCGCTACGAAGGCTACCGCGACGGGTACGCTATGCGTCAGGACTATATCACAGAGCCGGAACAGTAAAGGAGGGCGCCTATGTTTCAGGACTACGTCACTCTCTTAACTGCAACGACCACAACCTCGAGCGCAGGCGACGCGATAGACACCTTCACCGGGAGAGAGGTCTTCGCTCGCGTTGTATCAGCTAATGACCGTGAGAAAACGCTTGCGGCGGCCCGCGGGGAGACTGCGGAGTACGTCATTATCCTCTCGGATAAGCGTGACTATGACGGCCAGATCTATCTGGACTATGCCGGAGTCCGGTATCGCGTGATCGACACGCGCTTCTCGGACACCTCGCTGGAGATTCGACTGGTGGTGACAAAATGGCAGACACTATAACCATCGCGCTCCGGAAGGCGCTCCAAACCAAACTACTCGGAAAATGCAGCAAAGTCTTCTACCGGACCGCTCGCGGCGGCAACACCGGCGAGTTCGTGGTCTATGAGCTCTCGAACGTCATCGACGACGAGAACCTCTGGCAGACCACGCTCGAGGTCAACGTCCTCGGCCCCGGACAGAATACCGAGCCGGTCGAAAAGCTCGCGGATCAGATCTGGGAGGATCTCGACCATTGGTATTACCTGAACGGCGACCTCGGCTATACCTGCTACCAGCAGAGCCGCGCCCCGGTCAGCGAAGAGGCCGACACGCTGAACCATCAGCGGCTCGTTTTCCTCATCCGCCTTTACAAATAACAAGGAGGCCAAAATGGCAAGAATTACTGGCTTAACCTCGACCACCAAGAAGAACCTCCAGCTCGACGCCGGAGCGCTCTACAAGGGCTGGGTCATGGGTACCGACACTCCGGGATCCTCGTCGTCGAAGCTGATCGGCGCGACCGTCGGAGGCACGACCTTCACGGCGACTCCGGAAGTCCGTCAGATCTCGGTCGACGGAGCCAAGGGGCCGACCAAGGGCTACGAGACCATCGACAGCTGGACCGCGACCCTCGCGTTCACTATCAAAGAGTCGACCAAGACGGCCCTCGCGCTCGCTCTGGCTGCGTGCGACACCACGACCACGACCAGCCTCTCCGGATACTCGAAGCTCGCGGCCCGCGAAGGCATAGCTGACACCGACTACGTCAGCAACATCGCGTGGGTCGGCACGATCTCCGGATCCAGCGATCCCATCGTGATCATCCTGAAGAACGTCCTCGCTCTGACCGGTCTGACCTATCAGGCACAGGACAAGAACGAGGCAGGCGTACCCGTGACGCTCACCGCGCACTACGACGTCTCCGACCTCGACGATATCCCCTTCGAGATCTATATGCCGGACATCGCGTAAGCGACACCACAAAAGGAGCTGAATATGAGAAAACTTAAAACCCTTGACGTCTTTGAGGCCCTTCGTCTCGTGCAGAGGTCGGGCCTTAAAGACCAACTCGTACCTCTGATCGAACGCTTCGCAAAGAAGCCGGAGGAGGTACAAAAAGCCGGGATCCTCGGGGTCCTGACCCTCATCGAGGTCTTCGCGGATAACAAATGCGAGGATCTGATCTACAAGTGGCTCGCGGGTCCGTTCGAGTGCGATCCGGACGAGATCCGGAACATGGAGCTCGACGATCTGGCGACAAAGCTGAAAGAGCTTACGGAGGAAAACGATCTCCGTAATTTTTTTACTGTGCTCTCTGGACTTCTTGGCCGGAAGCCCTGAAGCTCCTCGGAGCCTATCCGTGGGAATACGTCAAGGAGCTCGACGCGGACGCAGCCATCGACCTGATAATTGCCTCCAAAAAGGAGGACAACGAGGAGCGGATCTTCCAGCGCTGGATCTCCGGATACCAGCACATAAGTTTTGACGAGTTCCGGGATATGGTCTGCCCGAAGAAGGCGAAGACCGAGGCCGAAGTCATGGCTGAACAGGAAGAAATCGCGGTCATGTTCGCACAAGGCTTCCACAAGGTCGACATTGACGAGATTTAAGGAGATTTTATGGAGATTTTTCGCTTATTCGGCAGTATCTTAATCGACTCGTCCGAAGCAGAAAAGTCTATATCAAAGACCGGCAAGGAGGCCGAGGGTCTCGGATCCAAGCTGAAGTCCGGTATCCAGACCGCGGCGAAATGGGCCGCGGGAGTGGTCGCCGGAGCGACTGCCGTAGGCGCTGCGATGGTCGCGGCAGCCAAAGACACCGCGGCGACAGCCGACGAGATCGACAAGGCCAGCCAGCGAATGAAGATGGACGCCGAGAGCTATCAGGAGCTCGCGTATGCGGCAGAGATGTCCGGCGTAAGCATGAGCACGCTCGAGAGCGCGGCCAAGAAGCTCGAGGGGACGGACCTCAACATGGAGGACGCCCTCGCGGAGATCTACGCGCTGGAAGACGCGGAGGAACGTGCTGCGAAGGCAGCGGAGCTCTTCGGAGACAAGGTCGCCTATGAGATGACGCCCATGCTCAACGCTTCCGGCGAAGAGATGGCCGATATGGCAAAAGAGGCCCATGACCTCGGGCTCGTAATGGGCGACGAGGCGGTCAAAAACGGCGCTGCTATGAACGATATGTTCACAAAGGTGGAAGATAGCCTTGGCGCTCTAAAAAACGGCTTAATGGCCGAGTTTATGCCCTACATCATGGAGATCCTTGACTGGCTTATCAAGGCCATGCCGAAGATCTCCGAAACTGTGAAGAAGGTCATGGACAAGATCATGCCCATCGTCAAGCCTATCCTCAACGCGGTCGTAAAGGTCGTCGAGGCCGTCTTCGCGCTGTTAGATGGCGACTTCGCCGGCTTCGCGGACGCGATCCTGGGCGCCCTCAAGGGACTCGGCGAGGGACTCTGGAACGCGGGCAAGGCCGCCTTCGAGCTCCTGTGGGACGGTATCAAGTCCGTCTGGGACTCTATAAGCAACTGGGTCTCCGAAAAGGTCGGCTGGCTGGCGGACAAGATCATGTTCTGGAAGAAGGGCTCCGAAGAGATGACGGAGGAAAGCTACGGTACGACCTCGGCATACTCCGGGACGTCCGGCGGCGGGCGCTCGTTTAGCGGAGCCAGCGCCGGAGGATCCTCGAGCTCTGGAGACCTGACTGTATCGCTGAACATCGACGGGAAGGCCTTCGCGCAGGCGACCTATAACAGCTACCAGAACGAAGCCAAGAGGAGGGGCCCGAGCCTTGTTACCACATAGTTTTACTGTCAACGGGACGGACATCAAAGCCTACATTCAGAAGTATGGCCTGATCCAGGCGGCTCCTCGCTATGTCGAGGGCAACGAGGGATATGTGGCCAGGAGCGGACGCTTCCGTCCCGACGTCATAACCGAAAAACAGGATCTCACGGTCCGGCTGATGGCCCTGAAGTCGACGGAGCTGCCGACGGTCCTCGCGTACTTCACGACGCCGACGTCAACGGTCGTCTGGTGGGACAGCAAGACCGGCGCGACGCACTCCGGGACGTACCTCGTCAACCTGGGCGAACTGGTGGTCGCACTCCAGGACACCTACAAGGAAGTCTTCGAGGGCCTTGAAATCACGCTGACGGAGCTCTAATATGGTCGCTTATATCGAAATTGACTACAACGGAAACACCTACACGCTCGACGATGACGCGATAATGCTGGACGACCTTCCGAGGATCCAGCGCGAGGCCAGCCCGATCAACGACCAGCTCACGGCCGACGAGATGGACTTCGGCTTCTCGGACATAGATCTCGCGGAGCAGAACTGGAAGGACCTCCCCAAGGGGTCCGAGATCCGGCTCTTTCTGGACGGAGCTCTGGCTGTCACGATGTACGCCAAGTCCGTCAGCAGGCTCTCGGTCCATCGCTGGCATATAACGGCCACGAGCGCGGTCGGGCTCCTGATCGGCGTCGAGCACGCCGGAGGTATGTACCTCGACGGCAGCGTCGACGTCGGAGATCTGATCGCGGAGATCATGGGCGGGAACTATGACAGCACGATCACCTACGGGGTCAAGACTCTCTACAAGTACACGACCAACACCGGCGACTACTACGTCGAGCAGGATCTCGCGGACATAATCGTCGTCGGATGGCTGCCGCTGGTAAAGGACGCCCGGGACAATCTGCACAAGATACTCCAGGCATACGGAGCCAGCGTGCTCAAGTACACGGACGGCTACCCGCTTATAGGCTACAACAACCCGCAGCAGGCCGTCGCGATCTCGGACGACGTCTTGAGCCTTGAGGGCTCGATAAACTACGACGGGAACACCGTGACGGACGTCTATGTGGTCGAGCACGACTTCGTAGCCTCTACAAAGCCCGCGATGGAGATCCTGGCGGACTTCTCGGACAACCTCACGGCCTTCGCCAACAGGCGGGTCCTCTTCGCCAAACCTATCCAGCCCTCGACCATCGTGGTCGCTGATCCGGGCGGGACGCCTCTGACTCCGGGGACGGACTACACCATCACAACGCATTGTAACTACTGCATAATCTCGACCGCGGCGGCGGTCGCTTTTGTTATATCTGGGCAGCCATACCAGGACAACGCGCAGGAGCTCCACGCGGCGACCGGGATCACCGGACAGACCTCCGAGATCCACGT